CATGGAAACCAAACACACCATTGAAATCACCACTGAAACACCAGTACAACACATCACCGTAGCAGAAGTGATAACACAACCCAACGGCTGTGTTAGAACCCATGTGGGAAGGATACCCACAGAGTGGGTGGAACGGCTTCTGCAAAACGAAGAAGACACAGCCCATCTAACACCCCTGCAGGCGTACTACAAAGCCGTAGAGCTGGATAACCCACGGGGTAGCAAGATCAGAATCTACAGTGCTAACAACAGCTTTGATGCAGTGTTGTTAGCACTGCAGTACCTGACTGAACCGGATGGAACACTGACAGCAGAAGCGGATGAGCTGTGGAGTAAACACTTCTACAACACCGGGTACATCGATGGTACATGGGTGTTGTACGGCAGAACCTTCGCGGATGACGAAAGTGTTGGACAAGCCATTGCAGACAGGCTTGGAAACGGCTTTGATGTGTTTGATGGTATGGCTTTGCAACAGGTGATCTACGAAGCTACACAAGGACGTGGTGTGTTGGGTACCAAAGCCAATCTGTTGGATTGGTACAGAAACAGCACCCGTGTTGTGTCATTGGCTGAATTACTTCGTGATATATACCTGTTCTAACCCGGCAGTGATAGGCGCACCTGTGTATGGAGTATGCGATGGACGCTTTGATTACTGCGGTGCTGACAGTGGTGTTCACTGTCTTGGCACTGCTTCTGAACCCACTGACCATTCTGGTTGTGGCTTGTGTGAACCCTGTACTGGCAAGCGGCCTTCTGGTGGTTGCCCTTGCTTGTGGTCTGATTGGTGCCCTGACGGGCGTGTTTGCTGGAGTGTTGGCCAAATGGATATCCTGATCGTCGTGGCGTCAGTAGGCGCCCTGATTGCCTTTGAGTATGGCCGGAAGGCCAACGACCCCGCTCTCAAGGCGGATGCTCACGGTACAGCGGCTGGCCTGATCGCCATAGCTGCTGTTCTGGCTGTGTTGAACCTGTTCCTTTGCAATGTATGAGGCGAGTATGTACCCGGATGACACACTTGAAGACACGGGCTTTGCAAGCCTGCTGATCCTTGGCTTTGTAGTGCTGGTGTCGGTCTTGGCACTGGCCATCTTTGGAGAATGACATGAGAGCGGACAAAGACCCCGTGCAGGCACGGGCTTGGGACCTTCGGCAATGGGGCTACGACACGTCAGAACGCGCTACAAGGCGTTTTATGATCGAGCATGATGCCGACACCATAGAGCTGTCCAATGACGGCTTGTACGCCGTTCTATCGCTCTACATCAGTGGTGGGGAAGAGTTCCCACGGGTGTGGCGTATCCCACTGCAGTATTACTGGAACGATCAGAAGACGGCAATCGACTTGCTGGTGTCGGTGCTGATGGATGTGGAACGCTTCGGTATCCCCGAAGACGCAGAACGTGTTTACGAATGAGGCATAGTATGGAACTGACCAAAGAACAACGGAACTTCTTCGCTGACCTTGACTTGGACAAGGCGATTTCCGCCGGTGAGGGGAAGGTGCACTTCGACTTCAACCACAAGGGGCGCGTTGTTGAAGTGGCGGTGTTTTGCTCGTGCGATGCGGATATCATCGTCAAGCACAAGGATAAAGCAGGACATGCCTCGTACCCGGATATGAACCTGTGCCTGCTGAACATTCCAGACACAACGAACGTGGCTGGCCCTGAAGTGTTGCGTAGGGTGCATGCGGAAGCTGGCAAGTCGGAGTATTCCCCGCTCAAACAGGCGTGGCTCTCCACCCCGTATGTCGAGCTGTGGGACGTGTCTGTGCGGTGGTCATGCACCTCGTTCTCTACCGATAGAGAAGGAGTTCAGTACACGATTGAAGTCACCGAATCACTAGATGATGACAGCGTCACGGTGGCGGAACTCTCCCTGCCCGACGACCAAATCCACACATTCACCATCCCAAAACCGTACGACAGCGACCCGACAGCAAAAAGCCTGATGGATCTGGCGAAATCCATCGATGTAGCATGGCGTGATGCAGTGCTGTCTGAATCCAACGAAAAGGAATCAGAATGATCTGGACATTGCTTGGAAGCAGCGTAGGTTGCTGGCTGATCGCAGAGTATGCACACTACCTGGCAGAGCGCACTCGCAACGAGGCGGACTACACGTGGTCTGCACCCCGCCGCAAGGCGCTGTACCGTTCAGCAGCCAAGATGAACACTGCCGGCCGTGTGGCCGTCGGCCTTCTGGCCGTGAACCTGCTGTGGGCGTTGTTTGAACTGTTCAAGCTTGGGGGTGTTCTGTGAGCAAGCTCATCGTACCGCGTAAAACTGCCCACAAAGCGATGGCACGGGGGTATAGTACCGACACCTTTGAACACTTCCGAAAACGCGTCTACGGGGCTGTAAAGGCTTCTGAAGGGCATGTGCAGTACCTCGAAGTGGACGTGCCAACCGAAATGGGCTACGCAGTGATCCAAACGAAGGATGGCCTGATGTTCAGCCAAGGTGCTGGGAAGGTTGAACTGCGAGTCACCCTTCCCATGTCGCCCCCGGTTGCCAGGGTCATCCTGGAAGACTTGCAGAAGGTGGAGCGGGGCATCCCCCCTGCTCTGTGCCACATGTTCATCAAAGGCGTGCAGAACGCCATTCGGAGCAAATCATGAAGTTTGAGTTTTCGCACGACGATTACAGCACGTACACCTTCCGGGCGTACGAGACCGAGTACGACCCTGTTGATTCCTCCTATGACCGTGAAGTCGTGCGCATCTACACTCTGGACACGGACACCATGACGCTGGCCATCCGCGAAGCGGAGTATGCGGAACCGACTGTATACCTGCTTGATCAGGATGAGCGGAAGTTCCCAACACATACCCAAGTGTTCGAGTACCTGTTCCTGATGGCGTTCGATCAGTCAAGACCACCGGCGGAAAGTGAGCTGTCAGCTGTGCTGAAAAGCCAGCTGGGTCAGGCGTATCTGGTCGGGGACACCATTGAATTCCCACACGGGATCCAGGCCCACGTCACCCTGACGGCGGTCGATGGGGAAGCCATCGTGACGTATAGCCGTAACGGCTATGCGTTCCGCAGCACAGACGTGACATACACCGGGGCTCCGATAGTACAGAACGTCTGGACAACCCTGTTCCCCGAGCGCTTCCAGCGGGACGCTGCGGAAGAGAAAGCACTGGCGATTGTGGAGCTGGAGAATGAAGTCCGTGCAGCCCGGCGTACGCTGGAACTGAAGGACGCAGAACTGAAGAGGTTGCAGAATGGATGACGAACTTGAAGTATTCGCCCAGGGGATTCTGAAGTTTGACACGCTGGAGGTCACCGAAATTTGCGGCGCAAGCCGTATGCCCGACGGCGTTGTTATCGACGTGGGTGCCAGCAACCGCTGGTGCAGTATCGAGGTTACACGCCGCGGGATTCTGTACTACAAGCAGTTTGGGGAAGCAGACACGGCTCAGCCCGATTTTGACGCCCAAGCTTGGGCGGACCGGGCAGAAGAGATCATCGACGGCTCAACTGCGCGGGCGCTTATGCTGCTGTTCTACTGCACAGCAGCGGTCAGCAGTCTAAGCTCACAAGTGTATCGGATTGTTTATGAGACAATCGATTGGTATGAGGCGAAATACGGTGCACCACCCGTGGCTGACCCCCACGACAAGTCCCTCGTAAGCCTATTTGACACCACGAATGAGGCTTACCTGCTTCTGCAATTCAGGGAACCTAAGTACGCCTACACCTTCAACATGACGGTGCAGCGTGCGGTGGGTCGCGGACATGACATCAATGACGTAATCCAAGACCTGATCCTGTGCTTGGACATGTTGGACCAATACGATTTGAACTGAAAGGTGAAGATCATGAATGAACTGAAACTGACCCAAAAACAAGTCGCCTTCTACAAGGACATTGATGCTCACAAGGTGGCTGGCGATAAGCTGCGCCCCCAGTTTGACCACAACGGCCACACGATGAAGGTATACCCATATGAAACGTGGGAAGCTGATGTGGTTCTAATTGAAAATGGACATGTTGTCGCATTCCATGAACTGGCTGTCCACAACATCCCCGAAACCAAAGGGTTGAATGCTGAAGCAGCTCTGGCTAAGGTGGTAGATGCGGCGAAGGCCCAGTACAAGTCTTCTAAAGATTCCAAGCACTTCATCCTGCGCTGGGCATCGGGTGTGACTGTCTGGGCAGTGAATACGGCTAGTGATGCTTATGTGAACCTTGAAGCATGCAGCCCTGATGGGGAAATGCATATGGTGCTTGCTACGGCTGGCGACAGCACCAAAGTGCGCATCCACCTGCCGAAGGGGCGCGCTGGTGTCCAGATGACCGTAGACGCCCCACTTCGGCGTGATCCTATTGGCCTGTCCGGAATCGTCCGCATGGCCCTGAACTGCCTGGGAAACGGCGACTTCACACACATCTGACCAAAACCCAATCCAAACCTGAACTCAACAAGGAACCTGAATCATGAACAAGACCATCATTGCCCTGTCCCTGTCCCTGATCGCCACCGTTGCCAACGCCACCAATACCCCGGGCGCTGACTGCGTCGGCCAACACGCCTGCCGTGGTGCAGTGACCGATAACCGTGTCAGTCACAACCCCGTGGCCAACGGCGGTCATCAGCAGCAGGGCCAAGCCCAACAGCAGGCGGCCCGTGCCGGTGCCCAGTCGGACGCCACGGCGGGGTCGTACTCGCAAAGCCAAGCCGGCGTGACGGCGAACACGAACACCAATACGAACAACATCGATAACAGCCGGTCCAAGTCCTTCACGGTGATTCCGGTGCAGGTCCAAGCCCAGCCGATCATCACCCCTGCAGCAGGCATCAGCCGGATGGTTGGCCAGTGCGGCCCCCGTCAGAAGGTGATCTCGTACCCGGTGTCCGGCGTGAACAACCGCACTTGGTCCGCCGAGAAGGTTGACCTTGGTGTCGATCAGGAACTGTTCCCGGACTTTGCCGAGCCGTACCGCAAGGTTGAAGTCCTGCCCGGCGTGTACCAGCTTCTGGGACACCAGATCATCGAGACCTCTACCGTGATCACTGTGTCCAGCTCCCATGGCTTCGGCTTCGGTGGTAACAACAGCAACGGCGGTGGTGGTTCGATCGGCATCAACGGGGGCGGTGCCATGCAACGGATCGTCAACACCATCCGCCTGCAAGAGTGCGTGGTAGGTACCATTCAGGAAACGCCCGCTAAGGCCCCTAGCAGGCCCGTAGCGCCTTCCAAACCGAAAGCCAAGGTGGTTGCCCCAACACGGGTGCAGAAAGCCTCTAAGGCCCTGAAATGCGATTGTGAGAAGTGAGGTCTGTATGATCCAAGTGAAGATGCACCCGGACATTCGGCGAGTCCGGGTGTCTGCAGATACCCAATGCATCGTGGCGTACTGGTACTGGTTCGATGGTGAGGCGTACCGTGGTGACATGGCCGGTACCTACGCCGAGCTGCACCAGTGGGTGGACGATGTGCTGTTCCGACATGGCTCCGGTGCCAAGGGTGAGGTGTACTTCTGGACCAGGGATCAGAACCAGATATACCCACTGCTTGCGAAGACTGGGCTGTACCTCAAGCCAGCCCTGCACCAGTTCCTGTACTACCTGCATCCGGGCAAGTATGTCCAGCCCCAGTCGGTTGGCGGGTATAAAGCGGTGCAGGCCCTTCGGCACTCCCGATCCCCTGCACTGCTGGAAGTAAGCGGGTACCCCAAGGAAAAGGCCGAAGCCGTGCTGGCCATGTTGGAGTTCAAGCACGGCGATCACCTGAACTGGTGGTCGGATGAGATGATGGAAGAGCTGTACAAGGCGCCGTTTTGTTACGAACAAAGGAGCAAATGATGCGGGACGAACTGATTGGCTGTATTCTGGATGCCCTGAAGGCGTCCGTAGAGCATGACCTGCGGTACGCTGACGCGGACTTCGAGCTGCTCTGCGACACGTTCTCGGACGTGGCGCCGGACGATGTGGACGCCACCCTGTACCTCGAGGATAAGTACATGGAGCTACCATTCCCGGTGTGGTTCCTTGACGCCACGTCATGCGGCGGGCGCTGGGGCGGCATCCCCAACGCCAAGGGGTATGACCTCATCACACGGGAAGACGGCGACTACGTGACCATCTACCTTGAATACATGGGCTTCGTGAAGCCACTGTGGGGTGGTTTCAAGTCGGATGACACATCGTGGGCTGAGATTTACGGAAGTACATGCAAGGCACTGGAAGCACGGGAGCTGCCATGACTGTAAAGGACGTGCTGAAGGAGCGTGGCGCACGGTACGGCACCTTCGCCCAGAACGGTGCCCTGTACCATGCCCTCAAGACCCTGCTGACCACGGAGAAGGCGTCCCCTGTTCAGCAGATGTGCCTGGACATGATCGCCATGAAGCTGTCCCGGATGATCAATGGCGACATTAACTACCGTGATAACTGGGTTGACATCATCGGGTACTGCAAAGGTGCCCTTGGGGAAGGCGATGAGTAAGAGCCTGTACCAGCGGATCAAGCAGTATGTCCGGCAGCTGCCCAACCACCCCGGCACCCACCAGTGGATAAGCCACAACGGCACTGTGTGCATCACGTGGACATGCTGGCCGAACTTCAGCGCCATGGACGTGTCCGTCACGGCGTGTGGGTTCGGAGCCCACGGGCGAATGGGGATTGGCAAGAAGGCAGCCCTTCCACGTTCCTTTGACGTGTTCAAGGAAGTCCCACAAGGTACCGTGGCCCGGCAGGTACGGAAGGTGCAGCGTCGTGGATATGGGTACACGTCCTTCGAGTCCCGTGAGTACATCGTACTGCGGAACGAAGGCGCCCACCTGAAGCTGACAGATGGCGCGTACCTTACTGACAAGGAACGTGCCCTGCCTGCGAACGTGGTGGCACACTGGCTGTTGTATGGAGTTTTGAGAGGATAAGCAATGCGAGACTATGACAAGGGAACATCGTTAGAACTGGTGAAGAACGGTAAGTGCACCACAGTGCGGTACTTACCGGAAGACGGCGTCATCATCCGTACATCGGGCAGGCAGCGGGTGGCGTATTTGGTCGATCAGGAACCCACGGATGAGGAGCTGTTCCTGTGGGCCACCAAGGGGGAACTGCCTATCGGGGCCTTCCGGATAAGGCACTACCTTATCGACTTCGGCCACGAGGCTAAGCGATTGTCCGATGGCCTTTTGTATCCGAACGGTGTACGCCTGCAAATCTTCCCAGAGCTGATGGGCACGCTCGATGTGTACCTGACCAAAGGCGACACGTACCTGGAAGAGTTCACGGTGACCCCACGTCACCCTGTGGCCACCGTAGACGATGCCATCGCCGAACTCGCCTACCAGGGCGTTCTTTGAGGTTAAGTCACGGAAGACGCCCCGCCAATCGCGGGACGCGTTGATTGAAACGAGGATATGAACATGTTCACGAAACACAAAGCCTACCTGTCCAAACTGACCGATCGATTCGTTGACAAGCTGCCGAATGTTATGACGGTAGAGGACGAGCACGGCGTGTATCAGTACCACGACGTGTACTGCAGTCTGAAGGACGGTGCGTGCGGCTGGTCGGTGTACACCACCTATGACCACGACGATGCTCATGGTACCCTGCATGTAGCCTTCACGGACATGGACCACATCATCACTAGGACCATCCGGATGAATGCAGAGTTCGACCGTGTACTGCTGGAGCTGGTGGTGTACGACATGCTGTCGAACTACCTGGCGCTGCTGGACAAGCTGGCGGAAATCGCTGAAGTGCAGCCTGAACTTGACCTTGGAGAATGACCATGCAACTGAAAGACACCTACCGCAGCATGTACTACAGCTTTGAGAAGGGTAAGTGGGTACCTGAAGAGGAGTTCTTCCGGGATGCCCCGTGCCGTTCCTGCCCCCCTGCCCCCGGCGTCGTGTTCCAGACAGCCCGCCCTGCTCCCGCTGCCCAGAATGAGCCCCGCTTCATCCCGATCGAGGAGTGCTGATGAACTGGTTGCGAGAGGCACAGGCCCTGCCTGTGGGACGCAGCAAGTGGATACGGCACGGGCACTGCAACAAGGACAACCTGATCCTGCACAACAAGCCTGACCGCTGGTCGGCGCTGTGCATGTGGTGCGGGTGGTATGCCCAGCAGATGAAGGAAGTCAGGCAGGCGAAGCCCGTGGCAACGCCAAAGCCCCGGGAACTCCCCATCGACCTGACGGCGGATGTTCCGGAAGATGTACTCGCAAGCAGGCTTTACCGGTACGGACTGCAGCCATCGTGGCTGTTCGACTGGAAGCTGAAGTACAGCCCCGGCCAACGGCGCCTGTACTTCATCAACCCCGTGACTGGCGAGTTCGCCAGCAGGGCAACCACCCCTGATGGTCAGCCCAAGTGGCTGCACAGCACCACGAGCACGCTGCTGAAGGCCCGGGCCGACGATGACTTCACCATCGTCTGTGAAGACCTGCTGTCGGCCTTCAAGCTGTACGCAGTGTGTGGCAAGACGGCCAACGTTCTGTGCAGCCACGGGGTTCTGATGAATCGCGAAGCCAAGCGTGTTCTGGTGCTTCTGGGGTGCCCGGTAGTTCTGGCCTACGACGGTGACGATGCCGGACGGCAGGCTGTCCGACGGACCGCGGCGGAAGTGTCCCCGTTCCTGGATGTTCTGGTGTTCCGGGTGCCTGAAGGCGCTGACCCCAAGGACATGTCCATGGACCACATCAACGAGGAGTACAAGCGTGTCATTGCAAACGACGATCCTGCACCTTCTGCGAGATCGCGGTAAGCTGAACCTGCTGGGGCCGACGATCCCCAAGGGCGATGGGATGGTTGAGACCCAGGCGATCATGGCCTGGTACCGGGCTTACCTGAAGAGTAACCCCAGTGCTGAAGAGGTCAGCCTGCAGGCCATCCGTGAGATGATCGCTCTGCAGGCGGACAAAGACCCCGACGGCACAGCCCTGATGCTGTCCCTGATCAAGCAGCTGGAGGACAATCCCCCGACCGAAGGTGAGCTGAGCGCTGTCAGCGACGTGCTGTACTCCAGGCGTCTGGCAGCACAAGCCCAGGGCATCATCGAGAAGTGGGACCAGGGCGAGGAGATTGACCTGGCCTTCGAGCTTCAAGCCGTCGCCCAGCATGCCATGAAGCTGGCAGGCATGGCATCGGCCACTGACTACGAGCGCACACCGATCGAGGAGCTTCTGGAAGAAGCCGATCAGGATGTGGGCCTGAAGTTCAGACGATGGCCAGCCCTGCGGCACTCGATTCAGGGGGTTCTGGGCGGGATCAGCATCGCCATCGCAGCACGTCCTGATCGTGGGAAGACCAGCCTCGTGGCGGCCATCCTCACGGACTGGGCAGGGCAGGCGTTCAAGCTGTTTGGTCCGGATCGTCCCATCCTCTGGCTGAACAACGAGGGCAAGGGCAGACGCCTGATCCCCAGGCTGTACCAGTCAGCGCTGGGCATGACCATGGACGATCTGCAGAAGCTGTCCAAGGCAGGTAAGTTGAAGGAAGCCTACGAGAAGGCCATGGGAACCCCGTCAGACTTCATCCGGATCAAGGACATGCATGGAGCCAGCATGGGGCAGATCGAGCGCGTAATCGACGCTGTGAAGCCTTCTGTGGTGGTTGCCGACATGCTGTCGAACTTCCACACCGGAGTGCCTGGTCAGGCAGCCCATGCCGAGACCGAGCGGGTGTGGGAGCTGTGGCGGGAGATTCTGGCCCGTCATGACTGCGTGGGCATCGGGACGATCCAGATCAGTCAGGAAGGTGCGAACATGCTGTACCCGCCCCAGTCTGCGCTGAAGGAGTCCAAGACAGGTGTGCAAGGCGCCGTTGACCTGATCCTGATGATGGGTAACTTCGATCAGGAAAGCCCAGAGCTGCGCGGCCTGAGTACCCCGAAGAACAAGCTGCAGCGTCCCCGATCGCCCGGGTACGTGAAGTGCCAGCTTGTGTTTGACCCAACCAAATGTGAATTTGTGGAGATGTCATGATCCCTGCACGAACGATTGAATCCCTGCTGACCACCGGCGACAAGCGCTTCAACGTCAAGCTCAACGCCGAGTACAAGGTGGGCTCGGCTCTGGTCACCGTTGGCGTGTATAAGCCCAAGGGCAAGATATACGCCGCTGGTGCCATCCGATACAAGGACAGGCCGGCGAACGATCTGGTGAAGAATGTGGCGCTAGAGATCGTCGATCGCCTGCTGTATCACAAGGAAGACCTGATGGGCGCCTGGAGCTTCGACATTGACACGCTGAAGGTGACCATCAACGGTGAGCGGTACGAGCTGACGTTCGACGCTCCCCTGCCCCCAAGCCCCGATGTGGCGCTGCGTTATGGCCTTGAAGCGATCATTCAGAGGGGGTACTGATGTCTGTGATGATCTTGGACTTGGAGACTGAGACCACTGGGAACCCAAAGGACCCTGTCTCCAACCCATGGAACACTGAGCTGTACATCGTGGCTGCCGGCTGGTGCATCGAAGACGCGCTGGGCAACGGCACGATCGAGGGCCGGTACTTCGATGGGCCGACTGACGAGGAGTGGCTTGTTATCCCAGATGAGGTGGATATGCTGGTAGGCCATAACCTCCAGTACGATGTGAAGTGGCTTCTGCACCGCCAGCCCAAGGCCATGTGGGGGTTCCTGCACCGGGGCGGACGGCTGTTCGACACCCAGACTGCAGAGTTCATCCTCGGAGGCATGACGGAGCTGTATCCCGGCCTTAACACCACTGCACCACGGTATGGTGGTACTGCGAAGGTTGATGTGGTCAAGGCGCTGTGGAATCAGGGTGTCAAGACAAGTCAGATCGAGAAGCGGATACTGTTCGACGAGTACCTGCTCGGCCCCTCTGGGGACATCGAGAACACCCGGAAGGTCTTCTGGGGTCAGGTGCAGGCCCTTCAGGCCAAGGGCATGTGGGACATGTTCCTGCTGCGAATGGGTGGGTACCTGTTCAATACCCTGGCGACGTACAACGGCATGCACATCGACATGACGTTGGCGGCAGAGCACCTGGCCGAGCGTGAATCCGAGTACGCAGAGCTGGACAAGTTCGTGCACGAGTCCCTGAAGACCCGGGCACCGGACCTGCCTGGCTTGGACTTCAAGGTGACGATCAGCACGAAGCCTGCGCTGCTGTATGGTGGGTACTACAAGGCCCGGTACCGGGGCTCATATGACCCTCCGAAGTACGTCAAGGCGGACATGTACAAGGGCGCCGACGGGAAGTATTACCCCGCTGACGGCCCGGTGCCCGAGGGCGCAGTCACATGGGCCAGTGGGGTGAACAAGGGGGCACCGAAGGTGTTCCGCGTCGATACCGATGAGGAGAAGCTGCGATGGCTTGAAGCCGAGTACGAACTGCCGGGTATCATCCCGTGGGACCATCTGACTGACGCCTTCCGCGAACGGTTGGAGAACTACGAGACCACCATGACCCATGCCGATGGGTCCAAGGTGTACCCGACTGGCAGGGAGTTCATCGAGGCATGGGCCGAACAGCCAAGCATGCCTGATGAGTGGAAGCCTGTGGCGAAGGCCATGGTCCGCCTCTCCGAGCTTGACAAGGAGCTGGGCACATACTACATGAGGACCAATGGGCAAGGCGAGCAGGTCGGCATGCTCACCTACGTAGACCCACACGATAACATCGTACACCACGAACTGAACACGACATCGGTCAAGACCGGACGCTTGTCCGGAACCAAGCCTAGAACGTTGGGCTTGTAAAACCATGTGAAATCAGGGAACCCTTAGCTGGGAATCCTGAGTGCCGTGCATCATAGGAGAGGCTATGCGCACCATTGAAAGTATGATCGAGACCACAACGCTCACGCTTAGCATGATAGCTAAGGAACTGGGCGTTTCGCTGAAGCAGGTTAACAAGGTATGGCGGAAGTACCCGGCAGCGTTTCGTAAGCATCGCAAGAATATTACGTACAGCCGGGCGCAGAAGATTCACACATGGATGATAGGACGAACTGGCGCTGATCACCCCAATTACAAAGGCGTGGTCGGGGACAGCAAGGGGTATCTGATGCTGCTTAAGCCTGATTGGTATACAGGCCGTCGTGGTTCGAAACATGTGTTTCTTCACAACATTGTGGTGTGTGAGCGCCTCGGGATTAATGAAATTCCTCGAGGTTGGTGTGTCCACCATGTGGATTTCGACCCGCACAACAATGAGTTTGACAACCTTGTCCTGATGACAACATCCGATCATGGTAAGTTACATCAATGGATGAAACGGCATGCAACGACTATCTCGAAAGAGAGTACACTCAAGTGGGTGGAAGCGCATGGCACACCCTTCCAAAAGAAGGTGCTGTGAAGATATAGTCTGATCTGCATGGAAACATGCAGCTGCCGAAAGGCGGGGCAGGGAGTAACGAACCTGCCTGAACACAATGAATCTCACTAACGTACCGCGTGGAGACACGGCCCGGGTGAAGCTGCTGTTCACCAGCCGGTTCAACGACAGGCTGTGGCTGGACAAGCACAGGTCCGAGATTGGTGATGAGGTCTACCAGTATTGCCTGGAAGGGCTGGAAGCTGGTGAACCACGTGGCCGGATGATCGAGATCGACTACTCGGCCCTGGAGGTTGTGGTCCTGGCTGCGTTCAGCAAGGACAAGAACCTGATGGATGCACTGATCAAGGGCACGGACATGCACTGCATGCGTCTGGCGTCCTCCCTCGGTGAGCCATACGATGATGTGCTGCGGAAGTGCAAGGATGACACCGACCCACGGCACGCCGAGTACAAGAAGATGAGGACCCACATCAAGCCGAAGGCGTTTCAGTACCAGTATGGAGGTACGGCTTACGGCATGGCGTTCAACCTTGGATGCACAGTGGAAGAGGCCCAGGAGTTCATCGACAATGAACGGAGGCTGTTCCCCGGGGTTGAGCGCTGGTATGAGCGGAAGGTGTACCCGGAGATCGAAGGCACTTCGCACACCGTGAAGCTGTACTACGACGATGGTGAACGCGCTGTGTTCCGGGGCACATGGACCAGCCCCGGTGGCACGGTGTACACCTTCGAGAAGAGACCCAAGGACGTGTGGATCAACGGCGCCAAGACCGTTCAGATGCAGTTCCACACACCGCACATGCGTAACTTCCCGATCCAAGGGGAAGGCAGCTTCTTCGTCCAAGCCATGGCCGGGGAAGTGATGTGGGCCATCCTGGCTCGCAAGAAATGGCGTAATCTGGTGTATGCGGTCAATCAGGTGCACGACGCCCTGTACTTCGACACGCTTGACCGGCTGGTCACACCTGTGGTAAAAGTAGTGAAGCCGATCATGGAATCCATCCCGGACTTCATGGCGGACTACGGGTACGATCTGCCCGTTCCGTTCCCGACCGAAGCAGAGGCCGGGGCAAACCTGTTTGAGAAACATCACGTAACCCTGTGAGGACACGACAATGGCACTGAACAAAGCACTGCTCGCCCAACTGGCCGCCAACACCGAAGGCGTTGACCAAACCGTTGCCACCCAGAACGAAGGTGGTAACTTCAGCGTTCCCCCTGGACGGGCCTTCGTACGTTGCAACGGGTACATCGAGCTGGGCACCCAGATGCGTCAGGACTTCAACACCAAACAGCAGAAGCCGGTGGACAACCAGTTCGTCTGGACGTTCGAGGTGTTCCCGCTGTCCAAGAAGGCGGACCCGGCACAGTTTGTCAACGCCGACGGCTCTCCGAAGGAAGAGCGAACCTTCATGCTGAAGATCAGCACCGGCGCCAAGTCCACTGCCTTCAAGGCATTCAGCAAGCTGCGTAACGATGACCAGAAGGCGTTCCCGGAGCTGATCGGCAACCCGTACATCGCGAACTTCCTGCAGTCCGACAAGGACCCCAAAGCCGGGCAGTTCAGACTGGACGAGGTAGGACCGGCCATCAACCCGATCACCGACGAGCCGTACGATGTTCCCGAGATGGTGAACATCCGGTACTTCAGCTGGCAGAAGCCCAGCATCGAGCAGTGGGAATCGCTGTACAACAGCACGAAGGAAGGTCCGGTTCTGTCGTACTCGCAACGGCTGATTCTCGGTGCTGTGAACTTCGAGGGTTCTCCTGCTGAGCACATGCTGAAGCAGGCTGGTATTCTTGAGAAGGTGCAGGCAGAAGCCGCTGCCGCTGCTGCCAGGAAGGCACAGAAGGCTGCTGGCGATGCTCCCCGCCTTGCCCTGCCGGAGGGTGAGGATGCTGAAGCTGAGATGCTCCAGCACGAGGAAGAGGAAGTGAAGGCCGTTGTGATGAAGAAGGCCGTCTCGGCTCTCCCGAAGGTTCCGAAACGCGTCCTGGCTGTGCCTGAAGATGACGAAGAGTGACCTGCTCAAGCAGATCGCCGAGTACGAAGGTCCGGGTATCGTCCCGGACCAGGTGCCAGGCCGTGTATTGATCCTTGATGGTGATGGGCTGTGTTACGACGCAGCCTACACCGTCGAGACCCTCGATGCCGGAATCATGCACATCCAGTCGGCGGTGGCCAGTCTGATGCGAATGGCTGGCTGCACCAGTGCCCGGGTACACCTGACTGCCAAGGACAGCAAGAAGGCTGGCAGGCTTGAAATCCGGGCCTACAAGCCCTATCAGTCCCACCGTAAGGGGAAGCCAAAGCCCCCCTTGCTAGAACCGCTCAGAGAGGCCATTACGGGCCTGCAAACGGCATCCACTGCTGTGTCGTACCACCTGCACCATGATGTCGAGGCGGATGATGCGATCGTCATGGATTCGGAGCGTCTCGGACAGCAGGGTTTGGTTGCCTCTGTGGACAAAGACCTGCGTCAGGTCCGTGGTCCCTACCTGGACATGAGCACATTCGAGGTAGACAATGGTGCAGGGCCTGGGTGGCTGAAGCTGGTGAGGACATCTGCCGGGGCCTGGAAGCTGATAGGCCGTGGGATGGTGTTCTTCTGGGCGCAGATGCTCATGGGTGACCAGGCCGACAACATCCAGGGCCTGGCCCCTGCACCCGGCAAGACTCGTGCCTGTGGCCCTGCCAAGGCTTTCAAGCTGCTGGAAGAGGCCAACGAGGCTGATGCTGCACGGATCGTGCTGGAGTGCTACCGGGAGATTGGCCAAGACCCACTGCCCGAAGCCCAGCTGCTGTACCTTCTCAGACATCCCGATGACAACGTTTTGGAGTACATGAATGGACTCGACCTTCCCCCAGAACTCAAACGATACCTCGAAGACTGCAGAGCCGGAGAGCCCCACGATGCGGCGTCGTAACAACAAGAAGTGGGAGATGGAGTTTATGCTGGAGTGGTGCACTGCCCGCATCAATGCAGGCGACTCCATCGAAGAGGCCACTGAGGCTTACCTGACCATGTTCCCGGAGACTTATCTGTGACAGCAGAAACTCCACAGAGGCGTATCAAGCTGCCCAGAAGTCAGATGGACTCGTTCCAGCGCAAGCTATGGATCGAGCAGGGTAAGCTGTGCGCCATCTGCCAGAAGCCCATTGACCTGTCGGTGAAAGGCGAAGGTGTGTTGGACCACGACCACGATTCCGGATGGATCAGGGGTCTTCTGCACCGGTCCTGCAACGCTGCTGAGGGTAAGGTGGCCAATGCCGCTGCCCAGTGGGGCGCCAAGGCCACCGACTACCCGAGCATCATCAAGTGGCTGACCCAGCTGTTGGCCTACTACGAAAAACCCCATCAGAAGTTCATCTACCCGTACCACGAGGACAAAGACAATGAAGGCCGTTCAGCACGCAAGACGCGCACTCGCCAAAACTCGGCGGCTTCCCGTGCCCGAAAACTTCTGGCCCAGCGTCGTGCAAGACGGGCCGAAGATTCTGGTGCTGGACATCGAGACGAGCCCGATGCTGGGAATGACGTTCGGGATGTATGACCTGTCTCTGTCACTGAAGCATGTGCTGCAACACTCGGGAATCATCAGCTACTGCGGCATGTGGCTGCACGATGGCAAGCCCTTCTACCAAGACCTGCGCGACCGTGACCCCTACGACGACAAGGAGCTGGTCGAGCAGCTGTACACCCTGCTCGACACCTGCGATGTCCTGGTGACGATCAACGGCAAGAAGTTCGATGTCCGGAAGATTCACTACCGGTGCATCGCCCACGGCCTGGGCCGGCCCAGCAACTACCAGCACTGCGACGCACAGCGCCTGTCCCGGACCTACAGCATGCCGGACAGTCACAAGCTGGAGCACATCTCCCAGATTTACGGCAACAGCCACAAGGAAGGCCATGGGAAGTTCCCAGGCATCGAGCTGTGGCGTGAGTGCCTTCAAGGCAACATCGAAGCCTGGAAGGAGATGGAGACGTACAACAAGCAGGACGTCGTGGCCACGGCTGAGGTGTACAAGAAGATTCGTGGCTGGGGCTACCCTGGTGTGGACCTGTCCAAGTTCTACGCCGACCAGAAGCGTTGCCCACACTGCGGTGGCCAGCAGGTTCAGCGCATCCCTGGCGATGTGCACATGCAGGTCAACAGCTACAGACAGTACCGCTGCATGGGATGCCAAGGCATTCTGCGCGGTAATCGTTCCATCGCAAGCAACAAAGAGGATACCGGTTATGTCCGCATCGTATGATCGCAAGTGGGAAGACATCTTCTATGACGAACTAGCCGTGTGCGCCGAAACTGGTGCAATCGGGCTCATGAAGGAACGGTACCATAGGCGGAAGCAGGCATTCGCCGAGCTGTGGGCTGGGTCCGACCACTGGGATGTGGTCAAGGCCAAGCTGGACCGCATCTACCGGGAAGTCAAGCAAGACTACAGGATCGAGTGATGAACTTCGAAGAACTGCGAGCAGCAGAGCGAGTTCGTGAGATCACAACAGACCACGAAGCCCGCACGAAGGCATTGGAGAAGCTCAGCTCCGACATGGATGCTGGCCGGTCGGACTACGGAGCTGCCCGTGTCTGGCTGGCCGTGCACCACAGCACGGTGCTGGAAGCCCTGAAGGTGGTGTTCCAGGACATCGGCAGACGGGACTGGCGGTACCGTCTGTACGAGCGTATCGGCCTCTCGGAAGTGGCTGCCATCGCCATGACAACCCTGCTGGAGGTCACCGTCCCTCACGGTGGTAGCCATACCCTGGCCGGGTACCTGGTCAGGACTGGCCGGAACATCCAGGACGAGGAGAACGTCGGCCTGTACCGTGAGGCGTTCCCCCTCGACTTCGAGGATTCTGCAGAGCAGTCCCGTGTCGGTAGGAACATGGTGATGAAGGATGCCCAGAAGAAGCTGGGCTCGATGCTCTCCAGCCGATCCTCGAAGGAGCTGGCCCAGCTGGGGTTCTGGTGCTACGTGGCCATGGACAGCTGCGGGCTCCTGCGGACCCTGAAATACCCCCGTAAAGCCACGAGAGTGGCCCTGGAAGGCGATGTCTTGCAGTTCCTGGGGGATTACCTTGACAGCGATCTGGATCGCGTCTGGAACCGCCAGGAGAGCCGGATGCTGGCACCTCCCGATCCATGGACGAACAGCATGGATGGTGGGTACCTGACACCGACTCGGAAGGCACAGGCCCCACTGCTGAAGCTCCACAGTGTCCGTAAGAGCCTGCGTGAGGAGTGGGGCCAGAACTGGACAGCCCAACGGATGCCCAAGGTGTTCGCTGCAGTGAACTACCTGCAGTCCACTCCCTTCACAATCCATGAGCCCACCAGGAAGGCCATAACGGCCCTCTGGGACGCTGGAGGTGGCACCCTGGGTGTTCCCCTTACCCGACCCCCGATCGAGCCACCATGGCCCTGGGAAGGGGCTCAGCGGCCGGATACGGAGGAAGCGAATGCGCTGTTCCATGAATGGAAGGTCAAGAAGGCGAAGTGGCACGTCCAACACGCCGAATGGCTGCAGCGTGTTCGTGAGGTTGGCGGACTGATCCAAGCCACCCGGGACATCGGGAAGCCGATCTGGTTCCCCATGTACCTCGACTACAGGGGTCGGATGTACTACAGGGGCATCCCCAATCCCCAGGGCACAGACATGGCCAAAGGCGCCATCCACTTCTGGGAGAAGAAGCCCCTGGGTAAGCGTGGTGTGTACTGGCTGAAGGTGCACATCGCCAACAGCTACGGATACGACAAGGCCCGGAACGATGACCGGGCAAGGTGGACTGATGAGCACTGGAACGACATTGAGCGGGCTCTTGATTGCCCAGCCGATGCTCCCGAAGTTTTCGGGGATGCGCCTTGGCAAATGTTCTCTGCGGCTTGGGAACTCCGTGAAGCCTACCGCTCCGGAGACCCCGAAAGCTACCTCTGCGGAGTCCCCTGTGGCGGTGATGCCACCTGCAGTGGCTTGCAGCACTACTCAGCCCTGCTCCTCGACGAGCACGGGGGGCCTATGGTCAACCTGGACAACGGTGACGGACTTGGGAACAAGGCCGACATCTACACAGGAGTCAGAGACTGGGCCGTACGTGCTCTAGAAGACGATTACAGCCCCGTAGAGCGTTCGGACGATGGGACTGGTGTCATCACCCTACCCAGCGGAGAAATCGTCTCTAAAGACCTATACGAGGCTCGTAGGGCCACTGCCACGTGGTGGCTTGGGCGGGACATCACACGGAGCATGGCTAAGAAGCCTGTGATGACATACTCGTACTCGGCAACCACACGGTCAGCCGGGGAACACGTCTTCAACGAGCTGGTCGAAGAGTTCAAGAAGACTGGCGGGCAGTTCCGGATGAAGGGTGAGGGGTTCCGGGACAGTCTGTTCCTGGGCCGGTACCTGTTCCGTGGGGTTGAGTCGAAGTTCCCTGGTGCAGCACGGGCCATGGACTGGCTGAAGGGGCTGGTGAAGTCCTGCGGGGACAAGCCCACCAGCTGGACCACACCGTCCGGGTTCATGGTCTACCAGGATGTCCGGAAGGACAAAGCGGAGCAGCTCAGGCTGTACGCCAGACAGGAGCTGTTCAAGGTGGTGGTCCAAGGGACGGTAGACGAGACGGATCCTCATGGCACCGAGATGGCCATGGCTCCCAACGTCATCCACAGCCTGGATGCCAGCCACCAGGTGCTGACGATCCACCGGATGATCGAGCAGGGCCTGAGCTTCATGGGCGTCCACGACTGCTTCTATACCCATGCGGGTGACATGGACTACATGCACCGTGTACTTCGGGAGGAGTTCATCCAGATGTACTCCGGCGACTTCCTGCGCCAGCTCCGGGACCAGCTGAACCCTGAGTACGAAGACCCGCCAGAGCAAGGCGGCTTCGATCTTGGCCAAGTCCTTGATTCGGAGTTCTTCTTCTGCTGACACAAGGCCCATCCGGGGTTCAGGCCCTGGGTGGGCCTTTGTCGTTTGTGGGGGTCAAACTGGATGCCCACTAGTAGGAGAAGAAATCCACTCGGAACTGTTCAACGTTGTAGCGTTTCGGCGCCAGACGCGTTGGGCAGGGGTTCGCCCCCCTGATCCTCCCCGCCTTTGACCGTTCGGCCCCCATACCGGTCTTAGGCCCAGTCCCAGCGATAGCTCACCTTATCCGCACGTGGTGTATGTGTTGATGATGTATGCTGTTGTACCGGTTCAGACCCGGTGCTTCCTGGTGTTGACCTGCTGTCCTTCTCTATCAGACCCAATCCCGGGTTCTGGATTGAAGAGTACCCATAGGGTGCTTGTACAGTGTGGTACTGTCCTTGTGGACGGTTAAGACATAGCCAGGTGGTAAGGATAGATCACCTATCAGGTGCTCAATCAGTTGTTGTTCTCTTCTGTACGGTGTTGTACCAGGACTGTACTATCCTTGTGTCTATGCTCTTGTAGGCATACACAAGGATAGTGTTTGTCTTGTTATATACCACAGCGGAAAGGATAGACTGAGCGGGTTCTGGTACGGGGAAGGAAGGGGGCGCGTTTTATATATATATAGAGGGGTCTGAAGACAAGCGCTAAGTGCTTGATTTTAAGGGGTTTTTTCTGTCAAAAATGGTGTCTTGCTCAGAGCTTGCACAGATTGTGAAGATTGTAACAGCGTCTAAGTGCTTGATTCCATTGCAGATTTCGTATCGTGGAACAGGATCGGGGGCTGCTGTCCATCTCGGCCAAGGATCAGGCCAAACTGGGTGCCCAGTAGTAGGAAGAGGACACACTCCCGATGAACCTGAACTACCACTACAACTCCCCAGAATGGCTGACCCTGACAGGGATAGCCTGCAACCTACTGACTGAGGCGAGAAGCCGGTACACGAGGTGGGCAGAGTCATGGACCGATGACGAGCACTGCCAGTACCTCGAAGCACTCCTGCTGGAAGACTGTGACCAATGGGTGCTTGTGGCTGTGGATGACAAGACTGAGGAAGTCACGTCCATGGCTATCGTGACCAAAGACATCGATGCCCACGTGGGGCACTGCTTCAGTGTCCTTGCGAACTTCAACCGGACCGACGCTGTGGACACACGCTTCCAGCGGTACGTACACCGGTTCGTTCAGCGACTGTCCCGGGATGCCCAGCGTCCCTACTACTGCTACACACACATGCTCCCTGATGGGTCTGGGTGTGTGACCAAACACATGAAGGTACCCTCATGAAGAGCAAACTCATCCGGAAGCCCCTGCACGCGGTTGCCAAGCCCCTCGGGCTGTCTGGCGTGACCGACCAGCTCACGGGCATGGCCAAGCCACAAGTCCCGGACGCTGCCACGGCGGCTGCCAACAACGGCCCATCGCCTGTCGAGCAGTCCCAGATCGCGGCCAACAACGCCATCGCTGCGGCGCAGGCTGCGGCCACGAACCTCCAGCGGAACTTCTCCCAGAACCTCCAGAACCAGAACGTGTCCCAGGTGGTCCCCGGCGGTGATGCCGCTGTGACCAGTGCGGGCACGTCTGATCCCCGCCGGAAGCGGGGTCTGCAAGGCGTCTGGTCTTCACTCGGATTCTGAACCATGTCTGGCACGTACCTCACCCCAGATGCCGCCTTCACCGAGCTGCAGGATGGCGCTGCGCTGCAGGCGGCCAGAACATACGCCAAGTATACCATCCCGTCCCTCTTACCACGCCAGGTAGAGGTCGGGACGCGGGAGTCTACACGTACGTGTGCTCCCAGCATCGGAGCTACGCTGGTGAACAACCTCGTAGCCAAACTCGTCGATCTTCTCTTTCCGGTCCAAACGCCCTTCTTCTCGCTCTCATTCTCCCCGGAGATGATCAAGCGGATTCAAGATGATGGCCTGATATCGCAGGCTGAGGCTGAGGACAGGCTGGTGGAGTTGGCGAGGGCAGCCAAGAGACGTCTTGATGCCAACCAGGGACGGGCCAGGATGATGCTGGCCCTGTCCCACCTCATCATTGCAGGGAACTGCGCCATCCACAGGGACCAGAAGGCGAACACGCTTCGGGTGCTGGGGATGGGTAACTTCGTGGTCCAGCGGGACAACATCGGTCGAGTCATCCAGGCCGTGGTCAAGGAGCAGAACTTCTACAAGGCCCTGCCCCCGGACATCAAAGAGGCCCTGGCAGGCACTGGGAAGTCCTACAACGATCGATCGAAGGTGGACATGTACCAGTGGGTTGACCTGGAGTGGAAGCCCAAGCAGGCTGGCTACAGGGTCTCCTACTGGGTGGACTCGGTGCAGTACAAGCCGTCGGAGTGGTACCCCGAGAAGACCTGTCCGTGGTTCTTCCCGGTGTGCAACCTGATCCCGGGCGAGCACTACGGCCGTGGCTACGTCGAGCACTACGGCCCCGACTTCCAAATGCTGGCCGAGCTGTCGGCTGCACAGCTGTCGTACGCACTGAAGATGCTGGAGGTTCGGTGGTTTGCTGACCCCGCCTCAGGTACCAGGATCGATGACCTTGCCAAGTCCGTGGACGGGTCTGTCCTGTCTGGTGCTCCGAGCATGGTCGCTCCTGTGGAGCTGCCTGGTGGGCAGAAGCTGTCGGTGGTCATGGACCTGGTCCAACAGGCCCTGATACGACTCCAGAAGCCGTTCATGTACACCGGCGAGGTTCGAGCTGCGGACCGCGTGACCGCCTACGAGCTTCAGCGGGATGACCGAGAAGCAGGCCAGCTCCTCGGTGGCGTGTACAGCACATTGGCATCGGAAGTGCAGGAACCCCTGGCTTACCTTCTGGTATCGGAAGTGGACAAGGCTTTCGAAGTCCACGTCATCTCTGGGAACATTCAAGCGTCCGTCGTGACGGGGAGCCCTGCCCTTGGCGCCAGCACTGAAGTCGATTCGCTTCTCGAAGCAACGCAGCAGATTGCAGCGGCTATACCTGTCGCTCAGCTTGACGCTCGTGTGGATTCTAAGCGAGTGGTTGATGTGATCCTGCGTGGGAAGTCCATCCCGCCCAGCCTCATCATGTACACACCGGAAGAGCAGCGTGCCAACGAAGAGGCCGCAGCAGCCCAGCAACAGGCCCAGGCAGCCCAGCTTGAAGCCTCAACCGCGGTGGATCAAGCCGCAGCACTTGGACAAGTCTTAGGACAATGAGCGTAACTCTGACTCAAGATCAGGTCTCTGCGATCCTGCAGGGCGTGCAAGCCATCGCTAGTGCCCTTCAGAGCCCCGGAGAGGCCCCTCAGAGCGCTCCGGAACCCGAGGTGGTGCAATCACCTTACCTCGGGTACGAAGAGCGTGTAAGCCCTTCTGGGGCCTTTGCGATGCGTACCTACGTGAACACAGGGGCAGCACCGAACTGGGACAACCAGGATTCGTCCCTGACAGTCAACCTCGCCGGCCTGCCGGCTCATGCCGTTTCTACGTTTGGAAACCTCTATGTCCAATGAAGACCTCGAACTCGACACAGCTCCGGAGACAGGCAGCGTTCCGGAGAGCCCAGACGTTGCTCCGGTTGCAGAGTCTCAGCCTGCTGCACCCCAGCCTGCGGCTGAACCGCAACGGGAAACTCTCGGTAAGCTTGAAGTACCTGGCAAGATCGCTGGATACTCGACCAGAGACGTTGATCCCCTGACCAGCTCCCTTCTGCAGTCTCTCGTGGCCATGACCCCAGGTGTGAACCTGGACGAGATCATGGGCGACGCTCTGGACTACCTGGACCCCAGCCGGATCAACGAGCACACGCTGAATCGGCTCCTGCCGGGCCGTAGTGCTGCTGTGAAGGGTATCATCACCCAGATCATCGACAGCGTAGGCAAGCACTACGAGGGGACCGTCAACGGCATCCTGAACAAGTTCGGTGGCCAGGAGGCGTACCAATCGTACCATCAGCAGTTCACCCAGCACGCACCGAAGTCCATTCAGGACCAGGTTCAGCAACTCTTCGACAAGAAGACAGTCAAAGGAGCCGAGCAGGCAGCTCAGATCATGTTCGATTTCGTCCAGATGGCCGGCCTGGTGCCGGATGGGACTGGCAAGACCACCCCAGTCAATGTGAACCCGGTACCGGCAGGTGGTGGCGGTGCAGGTGGCGTGGGTACGTCGTACGCCGAGATGAAGGAAGCCCTGCACAAGGCCCTGAACGAGGGTAAGCTGGACGCCTTCGACTTCAACGAGGACAGTGAGCAGCTGCTGAAGACCATCCTGGCCCAGCGAGTCCGGGGCAAGGCCCAGGGTCGCCCGGGTAACCTGGCGTCGCGTGACATCAACAGGCACTGACATGGCATACATCATCATCAAGGCCAAGGACCAGGCTGTGCCCCGCAAGACTGGGGGCCTTAGCCGGGAACAGGCCAGCGAGTTCATCACGAGCATCAACCCCAAATCGTCCGACCTGAACGCCCAGTTCAAGGAAGTGTACGAAGCCCGCCATTACGGTAAACTCTCGGAACAAAGGAGCCGATAACCATGGCATTCTACTCGAACCAAGAAGCAAACTCCCGTGCTCACTGGGCTGGCGCAAACGCGTCGGTCGATGTGCACAACGAAATGCTGGAAGCACTGATCGAACACGGTGTTCGTCAGAACTCTCAGTTCACGCAGAACAAGTGGACCCAGGTGAAATACACCGAGGGTAACACGAATACGATCGGCCACCGGATGATCGGCGGCACCACGACTGGTGTACGCCAGTACGGTGAGCTGCTTGAACCGAAGCGCATCGTGAACGAGAAGGTCATCATGAAGGTTGACCGAGCCGTTTACACGCAGGTCCAGACTGACTTCTTCGATGACTGGACTGCACCGTCCTTCTCGGTGGAGTATGCTGCCGAGGCTGGTCACGCCCAGGCCAAGGAGTACGACACCCTGCACATGCGGATGCTGATCAAGGCCCCGAGCTGGGCTCCACCGGCTTCGCTGACCACACGCTTCCCGGTGGGCCAGGCCACGAACATGAACGGCTACAACGCCCTGGCTACTCGTGAAGCCAAGGCCAAGATGATCGCCGATCAGCACAGCGAGGCCATCCTGCGTCTGACGAAGAACGACATCGATCGTTCGGGCCTGATTACGCTTGTGTCCCCGGACATCTACCACGTGCTGTCCTCGTACTGGGATGGTCAGAACGCCCTGTGGCAAGCCACGGGTGCGGTCAACGACGCGGCTCGTCGTAAGCTGGTGCACCTGAACGGCATCCCTGTCTACGAGACGAACCTGTTCCCGACCGGCGCTGTCGCCAGCAGCCCGATGGGTGCGCAGTTCAACCTGTCGGCTGATGAGGCCCGTGGCCAGATCGTGATCTTCGACCCGCGCAAGGTTCTGATCACCCCGACGGCCAAGGAGCTGTATGGCTTCACCGAGACGTTCCCGTCCCAACTGCACACCCTGATGACCACCATCCGGATGTTCAACGTGGGTCACAAGAACGGCGGTTCGGTGCAAGTCCTGCGCCCGGCGGCCTGATGTAGGCTAACCAGTCCCTGCCCTTCGGGGCAGGGGCTCTTCCAATGAGACTACTATGGACTTCCTGGTAGCGGTTAACACCGTTCTCAACAGACTCGGTGAGGACTCCGTGGCCTCATTGGACGAGTCAAACTCTTCTGTCCCCACTGTCCTGCCACTGTTCGAGATGTACCGGGAGCAGCTGCTGCAGCAGGGCTGGTACTTCAACAAGTTTCAGATCGAGGTGCCCAAGGACTTGGTGTCCCAGGGGTACAACCTCGGTCCCCAAGCGCTGGCCTTCGAGCCGACTACTCCTGTCAAGGGCGTCCTGTCCCGCGGCGGGCAGTACCTGGTCGATCCCCACTGGGGCAGCATCCGTCACCGTGACATGCCGGACAAGATCACCGGATGGGTTACGATGGACATGAACTGGGAAGAGCTTCCGGTTCTGGCCCAGCAGTGGGTGCTGTGGTCCGTGGCTGCAGATATGTGCACACAGCGGTTCGGTGACCAGTCTGCCCAGACTCAGTTCTGCCTGTCCAAGGTGCAGCAGTTGGAGCCCCAGATGCACCTCGACCATGCTCGCTCGAAGCAGTACAGACTGACGTCCCACCGGGCCTTCGCCTGCGGTGGTGACATACTGGAATTCAACGGATCCAACTATGTATTTAGAGGATAGCATGCCCCCGCTGTGGCAGGGGGTCACCCAGCAAGACCCTCAGTTCCACAAGCCTGGGCAGGTGCCGAACCTCGTGAACATGTTGTGCGACCCTGTCACCGGCCTTCGCAGGCGTCCCGGGATCCGGTCCACTTCAGACCATGTGCCCACTGGGGGCTTCACGAACGACAGCCTGTTCCACCAGGTGGTCGAGGTGTCTGGCACTCAGGTCGTGGTTGGGGTCAACACCCACACGGGCCAGCTTTTCCTGTGCAACCCCACGAACGGGAACGTCATCACCCAGTGGGGCGTGAACGACTACTTCAAGGCTTCCAGCCGGTACTACATCCAGACGGCCATCGTCGGGGATCGCCTGTACGTGGCCAACCTTGAGAAGAAGCCCACGGTTGAGCGGGATACCACCACACAGGCCCTACGCGAGTCCGGCTTTGCCTACGTGTCCTCTGGGGCCTTCGGCAAGACGTTCCAGCTGCAGGTGTCCTTCGCTGGGCCTTCTGCAGGCCGCTCGGTCTGGGCTGAGTACAAGACCCCCGATGGTTCCCAACCTGGGGATGCCGAGAAGGCCACCCCTGAGTACATTGCACACCAGCTGGTGACGAACCTACGGAACATCGTCATCAACTCAGGCCCCTGGAATGGCAAGAAGGTGTCGGAGATGATCCACATCGCCAACGAGGGTGGATACATCGCCTTCCGGGCCAATCGGGGGGCAGGCACAGACCAAATCACATCGGTGACTTCCACCACGGGGGCCACCTGGATCGTGACCTCGGGTACAGGTCATGTGCTGAACTCCGGAATGCTCCCGGGTGTGAACCACTGGCTGATGAACTCCGCCGTGTTCCGGGTGGGCTCTGGCGACTCTGCCCCGTACTTCCGGTGGGATGAGAACCGTAAGGCTTGGCTGGAGACAGCCGCCCCGAACAGCATCGCAAAGATCAACAACACCCCCGTGGCCGTCTGGTGGGATGGTACTCGGTGGTATCACAATGCCCCGAGCTTCTTCCCTGGCCGTCAGGCTGGGGATGACAACTCCAACCCAGAGTTCGCCTGGATGACTCAGGGTATCTCGGGCATCTTCGGCTACCAGGGCCGTCTGGGCATCCTGTCGGGCTCCAAGGTGGCTCTAAGCGCCTCGGGGAAGCCTAACGTGTGGTTCAGGACCACAGTGACTGAGCTGCTTGACTCGGACCCCATCGAGGTGGCCACAAGCTCCCAGAGCGCTGCTACGTACACCCAGGCCATCCAGTACCGTAAGGACGTGCTCCTGTTCAGCTCCCAGCACCAGGCTTACATGCCGGGTGCCAACCGGGTGCTGACCCCGCGGACAGCCACGGTGCAGGGCATCGACCAGTACGGTTCCAACTCCCGCGTAGCTCCACAGGTCGTGGGCCCCACGCTGATGTTCTGCCGAGACCTACCAGGTGGGTACACCGGGGTCATGGAAATCAACCCCGCCACCCAGGTAGAAGGGGAGTACCAGATCTTCGACAGCACACCTCACCTGCCTCGATACTTCAATGGCAAGGCCAGGTTCTTCAGGGCATCAGCGAATGCCCCGATGGCCGTGCTGGCCACGGACAGCGACTACACCGAGCTGTATGTGTACGAGTACGCCTTCGACGGGCAGGAGCGTATGCAGTCTGCCTGGCACAAGTGGGTGTTCAAGCACACCATCGTCGATGCCTTCTGGGTTGGACCTACGCTCTTCCTGGTACAGGCTGAGGGTAACAGGCTGTTCTACGGTACCATCGATCCTAGGGGGGATACCGCGGCGTTCCACCTGGATCACTGGAAGCAGGTGCGCTGGGACGGTCGCTGGTGGGTCATCGACAACACGAGTGCCCCGAGTTCACCATCAGGCGACCAGGTGTACTTCTACGCTAAGCCAACCGACCCCATGTACGGCTCTGCGATCATAGGGCAACCTGCCGTGGGTACCGTAGCGGCGGCTGGCTTCACATTCACCTCTCGGGTGACTCTGCCGGAGGTGACCGTGACAGGATCGGATGGTCGGCCTGTTCCTTTGCGTGACAGCACCGTGCTTCGGTACGACATCGGGCTGAACGATGCGTATGACACATGGGCCTTCATCAACTACGGGCAGTGGGGGCATAGACGGGAAGACCCGCCTCCTAGGCATGTGGTTCTGAAGCCTCGCAGGTTCACCAATGGGCGGCTGCAGCTTGGCAGGTCTTGGGTGGTCCCAAGGGCGTACTGCCAGCTGATCGTCAGGGCCAAGGCCAATGACCACTACGTCACCCTGGACGCCGTCTCCGGGTACCGGATGAACATCACCGGTGTGACTTACGCACTGCAGTACACACCTCTGTATCCAAGGAGACAGTAATGGTATGGTGGATGGCAGCCGCATTTGCGGCGTCCGCAGCCACGTCGATCCTGGGCAGTCGGAAGCAGGCCAAGCAGGCCCAGGCTGCCGAGGATTGGCAGAACAGGTCCAATGCCGAGGCTGAGTCCAAGCAGATCATCAAGGATCGGCTGGCGACATCAGTCAGGAACGCGTACGCTACGGCTGCCCGGGCTTCGGCCCTGGCAGTCCAGAAGCAGCAGCTGGCCAATGGCCAGGCCAACACGAGGGTCGCAGCTCTGGCGGCTACGGGCACTGCCCGGGCCAACAATGCTGCGACAGGGACTGAGGGGGCCTCGGCGCAAGCCGTGGCCACTGACATCCAGATGAAGATGCAGGCCGACATCGACCAGCAGAACCTGAACTACAGTCAGGCTGTTGACGATACGAATCAGGAGCTTGATACCCAGCTGATGAACACCAGGATTGGTGCTCCAGACGGGGTCCGGAACTACTACTCCTCTGGGGTGGGTAAGTCCTGGAAGCAAGGCGCCTGGCTGGGCCTGGCCAACGCTGCGATTGGCTTCGGCATGCAATACATGAACGCCAAGGCCAGCCTGGGGGCTGGTGCGGCTGACAACACTCCCAAGAACCTGGGATCGGGCCTGCGGGCTTCTGTGAACAGGGCTGGGGGCTTCTCAACGAATGCTGGTACCGGCCTGAAGATGGGTGGTGGTACCGGATTACGACTGTAAAACATGGCAATCCTGCGAGACTCTGAGCCGTTCCGTCGGCAAACCGATGACACCCGTAAGGCGGGGCAGTGGTCTGGTATTGGCCAGGCTGGGGCCTCGCAGGGTGCATCGCAAAAGCGCTTCCACAACAACGAAGGCTTTTACAATGCACTGGACCGATTGGGGGATACCCTCCACAAGGGTCTGCTGAAACGACAGCAGATCGACTTCGACAATGCCTACCTGGCTGGCCAAGCCAAGGCTGGGATCATCCAGGCTGAGGATGAGATTCAGAACGACCCGCTGACCCGAGACTTCGAGGTGGCTGGGTACCGCCAGGCCATGGCCAAGCTGGCCCTGGCTGAGGAGCAGCAACGCTTCAAGGAAGACCTGCCGTACCTTCGGACCCTAGATGCAGAGGGCCTGGAAGGGTACATGACACGCAGGCGGAATACCCTGAACCCGATGCTGGCTGGGCTGGCTGTCAAGGACCGTGCTGCCGCTGCTCAGCAGATGGCCGACCTGGACTTCAGCCACACCGTGCAGTGGAAGACCGAACGGCAGAAGTACATCATCGACGAGAAGATGGCTGCCACCACCACCCAGCTGACTGCGTTCCTCCAGGACATGCACGAAGCTCAGGTGCAGTTCGACACTGGTCAAATCGATGAGCGCTCCTACCTGACCCGGATGGGCAGCTTCACCGAGGTGCTGAAAGCCACCTGGGACGATGACTCCCTGCCCCGTCAGGTCAAGGCACAGTTCACTGCCCAGGCATTCCAGTCTGCCCTGCAGCAGGGGAACACCCAGCTGTACGACATCCTGACGTCCCAGAAGTTCGACAACAATGTCGGCTCTGAAGAGGTCGATGGCCCGAACTACCGGGAAGCCAGTACCTTCCTGGCCCGTCTGCCCCAGGAGACTCAGAACCAGCTGGCGGGCATGTATGCCCAGGCTGAGCAGAAGCGCTCCTGGATGAAGAACTTCCAGGGCATCCAGACTGTTGCGGACCTGCGTGCGCAGATTCACAACGAAGCCTACACCGGGAACCTCCAGGACTTCGACAGGCTGACCAAACCCCTGATCCACTCCGGGGCCATGTCGGTTGACGAGTACCAGCAGATGCGTGCCCAGCTTCAGTACGTACGCAAGACTGCTGACGAGAAGGCATTCAGCCCAGCCCCGTTCCTGTCAGGGAACCTGATGGAGCTGCTGGCCAACGGCACCACGCCTGAGAAGGCTGCCCAAGCTACCGTGCAGCAGATGGCTGCCTCTGGTGCATCTCCTGCCCAGATTCTCGATGCCATGACCACTGCTGCCAAGAACGGCATGGTGGCTGCAGCCGGGAAGCAGATTGGGCAGATGGCTGATGTAGCCATGCAATCCGTACTGTCCAACGACGGCAAGGTACTGTCCCAGCACAAGGAGATGCTGGACTCGATCATCCAGAAGATGGACGATGAGGACAAGTCAGGCAATGTGTACTACCGCCAGACCATCATGGCCGGGATGTCCCCGGAGATGCGTGGTCAGTTCGAGGGGTACATGAAGAAGCTGAAGGCTGGCAAGTCGGTCGAGGTTGCCCTGTCTGAGATCGCCAAGGACGAGGCTGCTGCCAAGGCCATGCCTGCCGAGGCTCGTGCCGCTCGTGCTACACAGCTGCAGGACGTGTACAGCAAGGCTGATGCCATGGTCCGGGATCGCAGGGGCCTGTTCGCCACCATGTGGCTGAAGGCCGGTGCCTTGCTGGGCGGTGAGCAGTCTGCTGCTGAGCTGAAGCTCCGGACATCCGACTGGGCCTTCGAGGACAACCACTTCAAGACGCGCATCTACCAGAATGCCATCCAGGGTGAAGTCCGTGAGGCCATCAAGAACATCGCCATGGCCAATCCGTCCTACGACGGTGACTCGGTGATGGACCTGGCTCTGGCCGATGTGGCTTCGCGCACCATCGAGACGAAGTGGGGTCCGGTGCCTCTGCCCCAGGGGTTCTACGACACCTTCGCTTCCAAGACAGGGCTTGGTCCAGGCCAGCAGTCCATGCTGGGCAAGGCCATCGATAACCTGACCCGTGCTGGGCACGAGGATGGGTATGTCCATGTCAAGGTGGATAGCAACGGCCGTCTGATGGCTGACTCATACGACAAGTCCGGGAACATGGATGCTCTGGAATCCCATGAGCTGTCCCCCGAGATGATCCGGGACGAAGTCAATCGACTGACAGATGCCGAGGCCAAGTACAACAACGCCGTCTACGGTGATGGGTATAAGGCTGAGGGCAAAGGCGGGTCGGTGATCTTCAACGGGGCTAATGCCGCTGGGGTTCCCCACCCGGTGATGTTCACCGTTCGGTGGGTACTGTCCAAGTTCGAGGGGGTCACAGACACCCCGTACCAGGATGGCAAGTTCAAGTCCGTGGGTGTTGGGATCAACGAACAGAACCCCCACTACCCCGAGTCCGCCCGGAAGACAGGCAAGGCCAGTCCCGAGGACATCAACAAGTCATTCGCCGCTGCGTCTGAGGCTGCCGTGAAGTCTGCCAAGAACATCCTCGAAGGTATGGGGATGAATGTCGGCAACTCTGCTCTGCTGGAGATGGCATCATCCATGGCCTACCAGGGTGGTGAAGGCTTTGCGATCGGCAAGACCCCCTCGGCCAAGGCCGGACGGGCCATGCTGGAAGCAGTGAAGGAAGGCGACTACGACAAGGCCCTAGCCGAGTTCAAGAAGACCGCAGTGTACAAGGTGAGTCCAGAGGACCGCCGTCGGTACTATGTAGCACGGCTGCACACAGCAGCCACATCATCGAAGGTTCAGTAATGACGAAATACTCTGTCCCAATGCCCGGCCGCTTCGGCGGCCTGCCTGAGATTCCCCAGGAAACCCTTGGCCCTGGCAAGGCATCTGCTCATACCGGTCCGGGCTGGGCAGAGTATGGTGACTACACAGTCCACGTCACTGATAAGTCCGAGCAGAACATCACCCCTGCTCGGGAGTCCAGAGCCCAGCGTTCCCAGCGCCGTGACGCTCTGGACCACAGCATGTGGGAGTCGTTCCAGGCTGGTCTCATGGAGACCATCCCTGCCAAGGTGTTGGCAGCGACGTGGTACGGCCGTCCGGACTTCAAGGACGACACTCCTATCAACCATCACACTTACCTGCAGAACACCCCCCTGGCCCTGACTGAGGCTGAGCGGGAGTTCTTCATGGACAACGCCCGTGGGCAGAAGTCTGCTGAGTGGGCACTGGAACGAATCAAGGACTGGCGTCGTGTACGGGAGACCGAGTCTTCCCACGCCGTGACTGCCTTCGGTGCATCGATGCTGGACCCGGTGAACGTGGTCCCTGGTGGCGCTGCAGTCCGATACGCCGGTGGTATCCGGAACCGCCTGATCGCTGGTGCCGTCACTGGTGCTGCCAACGCAGGACTGGAATCAGCCATGAGTCCGCTGGGTTCCAACCCAGTCGAATCCGACGAGGTGCTGTCCGCTGGTATCCTCGGTGGGATCACAGGGATGTTCTACCGTGCTCGGGTGAAACCTGCCAAGGTCACTCCCGACAAGCAGGCAGACACCCCCGACACTCCTGCACAGACACCTGCCCCCCAAGCCCCTACAAGCCCCTCTACGGCCCTCACAGCCCCTGGTAAGGCAACCACCCCAGCCCTGGCCCAAGAGTTCCCTACAGGCCCTTCTAGAGGCCCCGTAGCCGGTTTGCTGGAGTCTCCCTCTGGTGACCTGCCCCCATACTACTGGGGTGCCCATCGGCTGCCTGCTCCGGAGGTCAAGCCTGTGGCCCTGCCTGACCCCAACATCACGCTGAGGCTGGAAGGCCCGGCGACTGGTGTGGTGGGCCGTGCCCAGGTGATCCCCATCCGGGAACCTGAGCTGCAGGTGATTGAAGGTCCGGCTCTGCTGGAAGCTCCTCAACGCGATCTGCAGAAGGCCCTGTTCTATGACAAGAACGCTGGTGCTGAGGACATCTCCTTCAAGGATGTCGATCCAAAGACTTCCCCTGTGGTCCACCTGACTCAGGAAGAGATTGACAGCCTGGGGCTCCCCCCGGACATCAAGATGCCCGTGGAGAACCCGGAGGTCGTCGCCAAGTACCTCAAGGCTTCAGCCAACGACGAACTTGGTGGGATCAAGGCCGGAGAACCGCTTCGGTTCGGCAAGCGCAAGGTCGAAGCTGCCAACGACGAGTCCATAGGGCACCATGGTGCTGCCAACGACGATGTGGCAGGCAGGCACCTGCATGATACCGCATCCGCCAATGACGCTGACTTCGGTAACCCGAATCCATGGGAGACCACGTCTCTCTTCTCTGACTCTGCCAACGATGTAGAATACACCCGACCGGCCCTTCCGGCCCCTGTACGAGCCAAGCTGTTGGAGTACAAGGCAAGAAATTCTTTTGCTGTTAATGAGAATCGATTGCGTTTGGGGTACACGAAGGCGGATGTCGAGTCGATTGAAGCCCAGAAGCACCCACGCAACGTTGAGAAGCGCATCGCTGCTGCTGCCCACAAGGCGGCTGTCGAGGCACGGAAGAAGGCCACTGCTGAAGCCCGTGCTGCTGCTCGGGAACAGCGTGAAGCACACCAGGCTGCTCTGAAGGCTGCCAATGAGGCCACGCGAGCTGCCAAGGCTGCTGAGGCGAAGGCCAAGGCTGCTGAGGCCAAAGCCAAGCTTCAGGCTGAGCGTGCTGCGAAGCGTGCTGAGGCAAAGGCTGCTGCTGCCCAGCGTAAGGCTGATCAGGCTGTCTTCAAGGCCAAGCAGGCACAAGCTGCTCAGAAAGCCTCTCAAAAGGCTTCAAACGGGCCTACAACGGCTTCTGTGAGTCAGGGTAGTACAACCCCCTCGGGGATGTCTCCGAACGATCCTGCGGTCCAACAGGCGGCTCAGCACACTGCTTCCCAGCAGGCCGCTGCAGCTGGTGGTGGGTCTGGTAAGCCTCCGACACAGCCCCCGGCTGGCCAGTCGGCTGCTGCCCAGCCTCCGAGTCCTCCTCCGGGACCGAATGCCACTCTGGCACAAATCCTGCAGGGCAATGGGCCTAACACCCTTGGTCACATCCCAGACCACGTTGGTAAGACGGTTGCGTCGAAGCTGGCCTGGAACATGCACAAGACCATGTCGAGCTGGGGCAAAGCCGGACAGCTGGTCGCTGACCTTCTGTACGATGATGTGCTCAGCCCTGGCAAGGTGTCTGTGGAGTCCGAGCGTGCAGCTGCCCTGGCCCAGCTGAAGCAGCACCAGCACAAGTTCACGGACATGTTCCGGAAGCGTATGGAGCAGGATGGCTGGGGTACGTGGGAGCAGATGACCCAAGGTCGTGGGTACTACAATGCCCAGCGTAAGCTGGAGCAGGACCTGTACGCCGAGATGGCCGCACGGCAGAATGCCACCGCAACCGGTGCACCTCATGTCAGCACCCGGCCTGATCTGAAGGAACTGGCTGACCAGCTGGATCTGATCCACCGCGAGGCCCTGGACGAGCTAAAGCGTGCTGGTGTTGAGAACGCTGCTGATCTGAAGGAGTCCTCCGGCTACCTGTCCCGCAAGTGGGACATGTACGGGATGGAGCAGACCATCCAGCGTCTGGACAGCATGGGGCTGGATGGGAAACAGGCTGTGGCTGACATGCTGCAGAAGTCGATCCTGGCCAGAACCCCGCTGCTGCCCGCTGACGTTGCGATGGAGATGGCCAAAGCCATCCGGGACCGTACTCTTCGGAAGGGCTACTTCGAGGACAACATCGGACAGGGAGTCCCCGACGCCGTGAAGGCTACGGTGATCGATGGGATGAACAAGGCCGGTGTCCCCGACAGTGTGCAGAAGGCTGTGCTGGATGCACTGGATGGTACCCAGGACGCCAACTCTGGTCCCCGGTATCTGAAGTCTCGGATCGGGATGGACCTGCTGTCTGAGGTCACCCTGCCCAACGGGGAGAAGCTCAGGCCCATCGACCTGCTGGACACAAGCATCAACCGGAACGTAGACCAGTACCTTCAGAAGGTTGCCACGGACGCTGCGCTGGCCCGTAAGGGGCTGGGCAAGACGTCAGACATCATGAAGGTCCGGGCACACCTGCTGCACAACATCGACCCGAAGCATCGGGCTGATGCTGCGGAGCTGTTCGACAACACCATGGCCTACTACAAGGGCATGCCCTCAGGGGCCAAGGTGAACGAGAACTTCCGCAGGGTCCGTGCACTGGGCAGCATGACTGCTCTGTCTGCTTCGGGCCTGTGGCAGCTGACTGAGATGGCTACCGTGCTGGGCAAGTTCGGTCTGGGAGCATCGCTGAAGGTCATGGCATCCAAGATGCCGGGCTTCCGGTCGTTGCTGGCACCCCAGAACGCCACTGCGCTGGAGCATCTGCTTTCGGACCACTCCGCAGGGAGTATCCGGCTGCAGCCGTTCCTTCGTCGGTGGGAGGACTTGCACGACATGTCCATCGGGAGTCAGGCCAACAGGTTCGATCTGTTCCTGGAAGCCGGCCAGAACCTTGTGCCCTATGCCAACGGCATGAAGTTCATCCACCACATGCAGGCCAAGCTGGTTGCCAACCTGATGACCCAGCAGGTGGAGAACGCTGCCAAGGGGAACAAGAAGGCACGTACCCTGCTGCAGAAGCTGGGTGTGGATGACGCTGCAATGTCTCGACTCGAAGCTGCCTATGCCAAGCATGGGCTGGACATCGATGCCTGGGATGATGCAGACTTCGACACCATCCGCCCTGCTCTCATCCGGGGGATGGACGACTTCGTGCTGAAGCAACGCCTCGGTGGTACTCCGGCCTTCGTGGCATTCAACCCCGTGGGCAAGCTGCTGTTCACGTACCGCAACTTCGTCATCTCGGCACACAACCAAATCCTGGTGCAGAACCTTGCGTCCAAGGACGGTGGTGCGCTGATGATGATGATGCTGTACCAGTACCCGCTGGCAGTGGTGGCTGCTCAGGCCAATGCTACGCTGAGGGGGCAGGATGATGCTGACCCGCTCAAGGATGCTCTGGGGCAGATGGGGGCTTTGGGCCTGCTGTCTGAACCGGTGCGCTGGGCCACGGGACAAGCCAATGCGTTTGGTTCCCCGGCCCTGATCCCGATCGACACCGGGATCAAACTGGGCCAGCAGCTATTGCACGGTGAAGCGTACAAGGCGGCTGGGACTGCAATCAAGGCCGCTCCCCTGATCAGCATCCTTCCGGGGGTGAAGGGTCTGGGTGCAGCGGTCTCGAATCTGGAAGAGTAATGGCGACATTCGTCCGTGTCACATCGGATGGATCGCTGCGGACTATCGTCCTGCCCTTTACGTCACAGTACAGCGGGCAGGACGTTTCCGTCACGGCGATCACGGGCAGCATCCCCAACTGGGGTCTGTCCGGGAACACAGTGGTCTTCGGGGCCAATGTGCCTGCGGGTACCGTAGTACAGGTGGCCCGCAAGACACCGGTGAACATCCGGTACAAGTTCAGCCAGGGTGCTGCCTTCACGGCAGGCAACCTGGACTTCGACCTGCAGCAGCTTCTGAACATCTCAGAAGAAGCCCGAGACCTTGCCTCCGCAGGGATCGTCGGGAACCTGAACATGCAGGCCAACAGGATCATCAACCTAGGTTCTCCTCGTGACCTATCAGACGCTGCTACCAAGCAGTACGTAGATGACGCAGTGCGCGCTGTGCAGGGGCAGGACTACTCGAACACGCTCCGGACTCTGGAGACTCGCGTCACGGTGGCTGAGGGGCGTATCCAGGCCCACAGCTCCGCGGTTGAGTCCCTGTCTAACCGGGTGCGTACTCTGGAAGGTATCCAGTCCCCGCTTCCCAACGGGTTCTTCCAGAATGGGAAGGTGAACCCGGAGTTCCTCCCGGATCGACCAAACAGTGGCGGTGGGCAGACTCCGACACGCCCGGCTGGGGATGCGTACTTCAAGTATGCGCAGCGAGGCATGCGCCCCGACGGGTACCGCCAGGACTCCTACTCTATCCAGCCTACCGACAGTGTTAGCACGAAAATCGCGTCCATACACATAGGACTTTCCAACAGTGTGTGGTACTCGGCGGAGCGCCTGGAGGAGTCGGATGTTGCCCGATCTGATGGCAATCGGCTTGTGTACCTCAAGGAGCTGAACGATACTAAGTCGGAGCTTACAGACGCCACAAACACCCTGCGCAACCGTGTCCGCGCTCTGGAGAATGGGGGGTCCAGCGGCGGTAGTGGGGGTGGGGGCGGTACTGGCCTCACGGTGAACAACCTGGGTGTTGCTGACCTGGGCGGGGCTATCCTGCGGAACATCGGGGCTCCGGTACGCACCACGGATGCTGTGAACCTCGGTACCCTGCAGGAGATCATCGCTACAGACCATGCTGTGCTGGAAGAGAAGGCCAACACCTTCGTCCGTGCACTGGGTGTGGAGTTCCGGGATCGTGTCCTGCAGACAGAGAAGGCCGTAGACGCCCTTAGCGGGGTCGTAGAGCAGCTGAAGAGTCAGGGTGGGGGTACACCCCAGCCCAGTCCTTCCCCGAGCCCCTCGCCGGCTCCTGGGGGCTCTACAGGCGGTCTAAGCATGGGTGTGATTGCCCTGCCCAGATCGACTCCTCGGGTGTTCACCTCTGGGGTGGCCAATCCCGGCAAGGGAGTCTCTGGTGGTGCAACGTCCTATGCCTTCGGCCTTACCCCGGGTATGTGGGAGTTCCGCATACACGCCAAGGGTGGTAACGTGGCTGACGTGTCCTTCGTCGGGAATGGCACCATGACAAGCTCATTCGCTGAGTACACGATCCACACTGTTCAGAACTGCAGCCAAGTGACTGTGACCCTGCCGGCCCCCGGCACCTGGTCCTTCAGTATCACTGGCGTCTACATTGGAGCACAAGTTGGCTGACGTAACCATCAATGCTGGGACAGACGACATCTGGTCCAGCGAGACACAAGCGAAGATTCGTGCCACCGAGACTGGGGACACGATTACCCTGGTGGGGAACTTCACCCTGCGTGATCAGTTCCAGATCATCGGTGGTGCTACAACCCTGGACCTGACCCGGTGCAACATCGAGGTTGCCCCGCTGGAGGGTCAGACGGCCTGCCTGCTGCTTCGTAACACCGATGGGCAGCCCCGCAAGGAGACCCTGTGGGTCAAGGCCAAGGGCTGCGAGATCACGTACAACCCCGGTGCCAAGGCTAACCCGGCCACCGCCGTCCTGTACATCATCGACATCCCCAATGTCCGTGTGGATGGCCTGACCATCAAGGACGTGGACCAGTGCAACGGTATCGTTGTCGAGGCACGGTCTGAGATCGTCAGCCCGGTGTTCACGAACTGCTCTGTGAAGTTCAAGGACGGCAGTGACTACGCTCACTCTGAGCACGTGGCCTGGAGGTTCAAGTCGAAGCTGCTGTTTGCTCCCGACACGAACAACCAGAACGACAGCACACGTGCTGGCCGTATCGCAGGCCCCTCGGGCCACGCCCAGGTGGAGTACCTGTACCTGACGAACTGTACAGCAGAGGGTGGGTACTATGGATTTGACCTGTCTGGTGTGGTCCGGGGCCGCATCCTGAACTGCGTGGTCTCGAACAACATGCGTGGTATGTCCCTGCAGGATAAGACCTACGCTGTCTCGGTCGAGCACTGCCGGGTGTACGAGAACGAGTCTGCTGGTATCCACCTGGCCTATGGCTCTGAGTATTGCCTCATCGCCAACTGCCTGGTATGGAGCACTCGTGCCACTGGCGAAGCTCTGATGCAAGCCTATGTGGGCACGAAGTCCAACACGTTCCGGAACAACGCTGTGTTTAGCTCCGGGAACCCCACCCACGCCTTCCAGGGCGCTCTTGGTGAGTTCCTGTGGGTGGAGAACTGCACTGCCCGTGTAAGCTCCGTAGCGCACGCTGTGGTGGCTTCTGAGGCCCAGTGGGACACCAATGTGAACGGTACGTGGCACTCCAGGTCACGTGCAGCTGCGAACCAGAACGGTCTGAACCAGAACCTGGACAACTATGTCTCGGTGAAGAACAGCACACTGCTTCTGGAGAGTGGCATCCCCCTGATGTCCGTGACCTCAGCCGTCCTGGCTGATGGCCAAGGGAAGGCTACCACGAAGTTCGACAATGCTACCCTGGCCCAGCCTGGGCTGAGTCAGCTTGTCCGTGTCCAAGCCAAGGATGGTCAGACCCTGCCTATGCCTGGTGGTATGCATGGTCCGATCCCACAGGAAGCTGGCGGCTCGATGAACATCGTGGTCACTGGCCGGAATGGGAACGACTTCGAGACTCGGGCTACGGGCCTGCACCGGTTCGGCTTCAAGCCTGTCGGCGGTGGGACTCCCGCACCACAGCCTCCGACTCCCCAGCCTGGGCCGACACCTCAGCCGCAACCACCTACGCCACAACCACAGCCCCCGACACCGCCAGCCCCCGGTATCTCCGAGGAGTCTACCCTGGCAGGGCTCAAGGGCACGAACCTGGTGGCCGTCATCACCTACCCAGAGGAAGCTGGTATTCAGACCCGCCAGTGGGCAGACTGGGTGGCCTTCTTCGAGGTTACCGATGGTGAGGTCACGAAGTGGCCGGACAACATCGCTGTTCCTCAGTGGAGTGGTTCCCGCGGGTTCCCCGCAGTGATCCTGCCGAAGAACGGTAACGTCAAGGCCGAGTGGAAGAACCTGACCCGTACCTTCGTCGAACTCGACGGTGGTCTGGGATACGTGGGCTCCCACAGCACCATCAGTGGTGTCCAGTGGTACGCTCGTGGGCCTGGCATGAAGATCGCCAACCCGGCTATCGCCAAGGACCGTGCCACAGGCAAGGCTGTCGAGGTCACCGAGAACCCGGTTACCCTGGCCAACACCGTGGGTTCCGTTGCCCCCTCGGGCTACGCGACCTTCGTGTGGGTCAAGGACCTGGCTACCAAGACCTTCCAGTTTGTGGCCATCCGGAACGGTGAAGCTGTGCCGATCCCGGCTGGTGACTTCTTCACGAAGTCCATCACGTTCACCGATCCTAAGAACTTCCCGTGCATCGTCTGGGATGGCGATGGATTCCCGAACGACTCGAAGCTGCGTGACATGGCCCACACTTGGGCTACGGTACCGGTTGAGTTCAGTGGTCGTGTAGGCCCCCACAATGCTGGGGACAAGCTGAGCATAGCCAACCCTGCCCGCACTAAGCTGATGACCAGTGGCGGTACGACTGTGGACATCGTTGAGTCCTCGGTAACGGCCTGGTTCCCGCAGGCACCTAGTGCAGGCGGCGGTAGCAGCGGCGGTTCCGGTGGTGGTGGTGGCTCCGGTGGTGGTAACGTTCCGTCCAACCCTAGCGCTCGGGAGCGTGTAGCCCGGGCTATCCGTGGTGTGGGCAAGGGGCATGAGCTGAATGGGGCTGTACCTATCCCGTGGTTCACGGACACCGCAGGTCGTAATCTGCGGCCGGGTTCTCCCCAGCCAGGTGTGCATGCGCAGGCGGACGGTGGCTCTACACAGCTCGGGGGTGTCCAGAAGTTCTCAGACGTTACCGGGGGCTCTCTGTACAACCACAATGGGAAGTTCCTGTGGGGTGGTGCTCCGGTGAGCGTGCGTGGTTCGGACAAGGTGCTTGACCTGTTCAACACCTGGTATGTGCTCCTGCCGTGCTATGGCTGGACCTACAACCCGAACACCCATGTCCACATCCGGGAAGCTCGTGTGTATGTCCTGCCGAAGGGCCAAACCCGTTGGGTGCTGGCTGCCAAGCAGACAGGCAGGGCCATTGGTAACTGGGCCAATGACTTCCTGAACGACATGCACAGTGGCCAGTCCCCGTGGAGGATCGGTACGAACACCAATGAGTACGCGGACATCCTGTGCCCGACGGTGCCTCAGAACATCACACACGGTGGGTCCACAGACTTCCCGGGTTCTGACTACCTGAAGACGGGTAGCTGGGATGGCCTGCTGTACGAGGTGGATGCACGTCTGGCTCCTGGAACCCCGTCCAACGCCAAGGTGGCCATCCAGGTCGGTCTCGACCGTAAGGCTACGGGTGTGGGCAAGGGTCCGGACGACTTCTTCCCTGGTGCGTACCTGTCGAACCTCCGGCTGCTGTCCACCGAGTGGCAGACGTTCTCGTGCGTCAACGCCGTCTCCGGTCAGGACTCCGACGCTGGCGGTAAGCAGGTGGACGATGCCCGTCTGCTGAACACAACATTCCCTGACTGATGACGGCCTTACAGGCCGGATAGGAGAAGTAATGGAAGCATCCCTGCAGCAGCAGCTGCAGGATGCCCTCTGGAAAGTAGCCGAGCTGCAGGTCAAGTCCTTTCAGGACCGCCTGCAGCAGGATATGGCAGATGGCATCCCGACAGACGCTGCAACCCTCACAGCAATCACTTCTGCCCTGAAGCTCCATGGGGTGCACCTGGGTGCTTCCCAGCCGGCTGTCGAAGACCCCGTATCGGATGTCCGCGGACAGCTGGATGAGCTGAAGGCCAGACTGGCCCAGCGCAGACAGTCCCTCACCGCTGAGACAGTGTCAAGGGTTCTGCAATGATTCGTTCTGAAGAAGAACGTCTGAGGATTGCCTTGGAGACATCTGAGGCATTCCCGGAGTTCCTGGACTTTGCATGGCTTGCTGCCGAGAAGTACATCCCCGGCTTCCATGTCATGTCCGCTGTGCAGGAGGACATGTGCCGGTACCTTCAGTACGGCCCACAGAAGCGCATGCTTCAGGCCCAGCGTGGTGAAGGCAAGTCGTACATCACGGCATTCTATGTCGTGTGGAGATTGATCCAAGACCCTAAGGAGATCATCCTCGTGATGTCCGCGGGTAAGGAACTGGCTGAGCAGATGTCCCACCTGCTTACCCAGATGATCATGAGCTGGGACATCCTCGAATACATGGCCCCGTCGGCCAACGACGGTGACCGTACTGGGGTGAAGTCCTTCGACATCCACCGGATGCTGAAGGGTCTGAACAAGTCCCCCTCCATCTCGATCGTGTCATCCCGCACAGCTCTGCCTGGCCGTCGTGCCTCGGTGGTGCTGGCTGATGACGTGGAGTCGGATGAGAACGCCCTCACGGCTGCTACCCGTGAGAAGCTGCTGAACAAGTGCCGTGAGCTGTCCCGCATCTGTACCCATGGGGATGTGATCTTCCTGGGCACACCACAGACGAAGGACTCGATCTACAACTCCCTGGAGCGGATGGGGTATGATGTCCGTGTATGGCCTGGCCGTTACCCTGCTCAGGGTGAGGACATCTACGGGTACAAGCTTGCCCCGATGATCCGTGAAGCCATGGACGCCGATCCCAGTCTGAGGACAGGGGGTGGGATGTCAGGGCGGATGGGTAAGCCCACAGACCCTACCCGGTACACCGAGCAGGAGCTGCAGGACAAGGAGCTAGCAGATGGCCCAGAGCAGTTCGCTCTGAACTACCTGCTGGACACCAGCCTGTCAGACGAGATTCGTCTGCAGCTGAAGGTCCGTGATCTGATCGTGGGGGCCTACCCCACAGACCATGTTCCCGATCAGCTGATCTGGAACAGGGACAACCAGAACCGTGTGCCTCTCGATCCGCTCTTCCCCCTGGTGGGTGTGGAGCTGTACTACGGCATCCGGACTGGAGAGCGTTTCGAAGTGCCCAGCACCGTGTGGTGCACCATTGACCCATCGGGTGAGGGGGCTGACGAAACGGCCCTTACAGCCGCTTGTGCCGTGGGTGACAACATCCATATCCTCGGCATCGATGCGTTCCGTGGTGGGCTTTCTGAGGCCAACCAGGACCGTTTCCTGGGCTTCTTCAGGAAGTACAAGGTGACCCACATCCGTGTGGAGTCCAACATGGGGCATGGCCTGTTCGAGCTTGGGCTCAGGAACCTGCTGAAGGGGACTGACCTGGCCCACCTGGTCAGCTGTGTCTCCGGTGACTACAGCACGGGTCAGAAGGAGCGCAGGATCATCAACACGATCCGTCCTGTCCTGGAACGGCACCGCCTCGTGATCCATGAGGATGTGCTGAAGCAGGATGCCCAGTGCTGCATGGCATACGGTGTCGGTGAGCGATCCAGCTTCAGCCTGTTCCACCAGATGTCGAACATCACCACGGATAGAGAATCACTATCCCACGATGACAGGCTGGACTCGCTGGCTATGGCTGTGCAGCTCCTGGCCCCCGCCATCATGGCAGACCCTCAGAAGCTTGCCGAAGAACGGGAAGCACAACAATGGAAGGAGTGGGTAGACTCCCTATTCAACCCCAAATGGAAAGACAAAGCACATTCTGGACTTGGTGGTCCTACACCGTGGGATCGATAACGACCGTCATAGGAGCGATTGACATGCAGACTGTTGCCGTGGTCGTGGGTATCCTCGCTACCCTCGGCACATGGCTTGTGAACTGGTGGTACAAAAGGAAGGAAGACCGCAGAGCTGCTGAGTCCCACGAGTGGGAACGGCAGGCCCGCTTCGGTCTGATGAAGTGATGGGAACATGGATACTGAGGCTGGCTTCCAGCCTTACTAGGCTGGCGGGCTTCGCTGTACCAAGGAAGCTGCTGGCCATCCTGGGCCTTGGGGCTGTGGTGGCCGTAGGAGCCTCCTACAGCCTCTACAAGGCTTCGGTGAACACGGATAAGGTGATTGCCCTATCCAAAGCATTGGAACGCTCTGAGGCCCGTATAACGGCCCTGGAAGGCATCGTGGCTGAACAGGCTGAGGTGCTGAAGCGTCATGCTCAGGTGAAGGAGAAGCAGAATGCTGCGCAGACCAAAGTACGGCAGGCTGCTGCTGGTACTGGCCCTGTTGATCATGCCCGGGTGCAGCGTGCTGCAGAAGAGGCCCGTAGAGCCCTCAGGAGCCTCTCAGAGCCTCGGAAAGGTAGTTCCCCCACCCGTGTGTCTGGAACGCCCTGAGGGGCCTCCTGACGCGTCTGAGGGGGATCCTTGGGGATCGGCTCTGCAGTTCCTGCTGTGGGGGAATGAACAAGCGCTTGCCAGGGAGCTGTGCAGGCTTGAGATACAAAGGAGTCTAGATGGATCTGGGAACACTGCCGAGCGATGACCCGAAGTACAAGAAGCGTGTGGGGAAGGGTTGGGTGCAGATGCACGGCCTGTACAACCTTCGGATCGGAGCGTCGGGGAACCAGGTGGCTGTCCGGTTCCGGGCTGAGCTGACTGGGAACCTGCAGGCCATTGGGTTCTATGCCCAGTCGGGTAGTGGGTATGCCCTGGGGAATGGTGGGGGTGCCACCATCACCCTGAGGGAAGATGCCGGTGGGAAGCTGGGTGCCATCCTGGGTTCCAACACTCACAGCTTCTCTGGGGACGGGCACTCAGCAGCGTCTGGGAAGGCCATTCAGACTCGTGTGAACCTGACTGGGCACATGATTGCTGGTCGGCACTACTGGGTGGTCTTCGAGAATGGGGACCAGGGGAACTACACGAGCTTCAACAATGCCAGCCTTCGGAAGGACATGGGGTCACAACCTCATGTCTGGCAAGACCCCAATGACTGGTCTGTCTGGTATGGTCCGCTGAACAACCTTCAGAACTATAGCACTGGTGCTCATCCGCAGCTGAAGGCTTACCCCATCCTGGCCTTGCACACCGATAAGGGTACTTTCGGGTACACACCCATTGAGGGTGGTGCAGTGCAGAGGAACACCACTCGGAATGGGCCGCTGACATGCTACGAAGGGAAGAAGATCGCTCAGGTCTTCCACAACGTCAGGGGGCAGCTGGAGGGGCTCTCCGTAGCCCTGGGACCGTCTGTTCAGGACCAGGTCTTCAGGATCACCATCAAGGGTGTCAATGAGGTGGGCATGGAAGTCACTTGCCTGTGGAAGGAACCACAGGAGCGTGAAGCCCTGATCACGAACTACTACGCCAGGGTCTACCCATGGTGGCACTGGTTCATGCCGTCCGCTGTCTTCGCCTCTGGTGATGTGACTGTCACCATCGAGTCTGACCAGATGTTTGGATGCAACCCCATCCGCTGGGGTGGTCCCTTCCAGTATGGTGGGAAGCCTGTCTACACCGCTGATGGCCGGGACACAGGCTATGCCATAGCCATGATGCCCAATGGACAGTTCCTGCCTATCAACCACAATGCATGGCAGAGCAGTTCCTCCAACAAGGAGTCGCAGTGGCCTATGACCCTTCATCTGCTGTAGTGGTGGTATCCACAGTATCCAGCCTGTGGTATCCACTGGCCTAAGCTGGTGGTATCCCCCGTACACGGGTGGTATACCGGGCACACACCACACCACACCACACTGGTGGGTACCACACCGGTGCCAATCCCCCTACGGGGGGGAAAGACGCCTGGATGTCGAGGGGGTGCCTCACAAGGCTATGACCCCTGTGGGACATTGCGGGTACTAAGCTGGTGATTGCCAGTGCAGTGCACACAGATTGCCAGTGCAGTGTGAGATTGCGAGTGCAGTCCTTGTGGGCCTGGTGTTGGACCGAACAGCACTCAACACGGGTGTAGCACGGGTGGTATCCTCGTGGAGGATGGTGGTATCCATGGGTATCCACAGGTGAGGACAAAGGGTTAAGCAGGCAAAGGGTGACACAGGCAAAGGGTGAAGCAGGAACCCTGCCCCCACCCCACCACTCCACACCCCTGTCCACGCCATTGCCTTCCGCTGGTCTCCACCTGTGTTGGGTGCTGTTCGGCACTGTCCAGTGCTGTTCGGCAGGTCATGGCCCTGCTGTTCGGACTGTGGTAGCCACGGTCTACGCCATGGCCTTGGGGCTGTGGTATCCACCCCTGGGGTACTGGGGTATCGGGGTGGTATCCACATGGCTTGATAGGAGCCTCTACAAGGCTTTGGATAGGCGGGTTAAGGGGATTGGGTTAGCGGATGATTTGAATGGCTCTATGAGGCTTCTAAGGGCCTCTATGGGCGGATAGGAGAGACGTGATGATCAAGGATTCGAAGAGTACCGGTGACATGAGGCTTGGTAAGGCGGGGGCAATGGCCCTGGCTGGTATGGCCATAAGCCTCATAGGGATTGCACAGCTGAAGATGGACGAGGGCCTACGCCTCACAGCCTACAAGGATCAGGCTGATGTCCTGACCATATGCTATGGGTCCACCCATGGAGTCCATCCTGGACAGACACTGACCGAAGAGCAGTGTGATCAGAAGCTCAGGACTGAGCTGGATCAGTACATCAAGGGTGTCCGAGAGGCTGTACACCGCCCCATCACACAAGGGCAGATGGATACCCTGGTGAACTTCGCCTACCAGTTCGGGGTGAAGAACCTGTCCCGCTCCACCCTGGTGTCGAAGATCAATGCTGGGGACTGCTATGGAGCAGCCAGGGAGTTCTCCCGCTGGGTCTACGTAGGCCCTGCTGGGAACAAGAAGGTCAACAAGGGTGTACAAGCCCGCATGAAACGCCATGAGGACACCTTCAGAGAAGGGTGTGTGTCATGGCCTGATCCCGCTGTAGTCAGCTGATCCCACAGTGGTATCCACATGGCTTGATAGGAGCCTTGTAGAGGCTCC